CCCGTCCATCATCAAGGTGGACGTGCAGGCTGCCGGTCATCACGGCTACGTGACCCGAGAGCCGCGGAGAACGACCTGATGGCGAACAGGAAGTCAACGCCACGTCTTGCCGTTGACCATGTGTCCAAGCGAAGGACTATAAAGTGGCTAATAGGAAATATGACTACGACTCCATGGAGGCCGAATATGTGGCCTCCGACTCGCTCTCGATGCGACAAGTCGCGGTCAAGTACGGCCTGAACAACTACTCCATGGTCACAGACTTCGCCAAGAACCACGACTGGGTCGCGAAGCGTAAGTTGCGTCAGGCCAAGACGGAAGAGAAGGTCATGGAGCGATCCGCGGATCGCATGGCCCGTCGTTTCGACCGTCTGGAGGACGCATTCGACGCCACCATCGAACTGATCGTTGAGTCCATCGACAAAGTACGGAGAGACATGCGCGACACTCCCGAGAAGGTGAACATCGCACCTCGGGATCTCGCACTCCTCATTGACCGGCTGCTGGTGATGAAGGGCCAGCCGAGCCAGATCACGGAGGAGCGCAACCTTGGCCTTTCCCTCTCCGGACCCGTTCGATCCGATCAACTTGCCGCCATCCTCGAACTCACAAGCGGAGTCAGCGTCCATCAACGAAATGGACAGGGTGGCTCTGCGATCCCTCGCTCTGAGGACTCTCGCAACAACTGACAGCGGCATCCTGTCGGTCGCGGCGCACAACGAGTACGTCTTCGACAAGGTCCCGGCCCCGCATCACCTCGAGATGCTCCAGATCGAACTGGATGCCATCTACATGCGGGAGAACACGCTCGTTCTGGAGCCACGGGGGGCCGCGAAGACGACTCAGGGCAACACGGGCTTCCTGTCGTGGTGCGTGGCCCGTTTCCCGAGGATCAGGATCGGTCTGGTCTCCAACACCTCGACTCAGGCAGACGCCTTCAGCCGAGCCATCCGCCTGACGGTCGAGCAGAACCCCCGCTACAGGGAGTTGTACGGCGATCTCGCCTCATCCACCAAGTGGACGAACAGCGAGTGGATCCGCCGCGACTCTGGGCTCGAGGGGACCAAGGATGCGACCGTCTTTGCCGTCGGCGTGGGCGGGGCGATCATCAGCAAGCGTTTCGACCTCCTGTTCCTCGATGACATCCTCGACAAGGAGAACACCAAGACCCCGGAGCAGCGAGCCGAGGTCGAGTTCTGGTTCGAGCAGACCCTGAGGCCCTGTCTGGAGTCAGACGGGGTCGTCATCGCTCTGGGGACGCGCTGGGCCGCTGAAGACCTCTACGAGAAGTTGATGACTCCCCTTGCCGAGGGTGGAAAGGGTTGGAGGCATCTGGTCCGGTCTGCTCTCATCAGGGACGAGTTCGGGGACGAGGTCTCGTACTGGGAGGAGCACTGGCCCGCGTGGAAACTCAAGGAGTTGCGTGCTGAGATGGGCAGCGCGATGTTCGCCTGCGCCTACCAGAACGACATCACCGGCCTGATGGCTGGTGACATCTTCCGCCGCGAGAACCTCGCCCAGTCGTTCAAGACCCTGCCCGAGGGTCGTCACTTCACCGTCAAGATGGGCATCGACCTTGCCTCATCGGAGAAGGAGCGCGCCGACTACACGGCTCGCGTGGTGACGGCCATCGATCAGGAGAACGGCGACTACTACGTGCTCTCCGCGTACCGGGATCGACGTGAGTCCGGTCACGCTGAGTTCATTCTCGACGGCTACACCGCCTACCCGGCCACCGGACTGGTGATCGTGGAAAGCCAGCAGTTCCAGTCCACCCTGATCCAAGAAGTCATGGAGGACTACCCGTTCATCCCCATCCAAGGCAAGAAGGCCGACACAGACAAGGTGACGCGGGCGCGAGCAGTGGCCGCGAAGACCGAGGCCCACAAGGTGTGGTTCCACGAGAGCCTGTACGACGGACCCTTCATGCCTGAACTTCTGTCCTTCCCGACCGGGCACGACGACCTGATTGACGCGCTCGGGTACTCGATGGACCTCGGAGGGGATGGCTTTGTCTTCGGATCAGTCAGGAAAGGGCGTTGATGGACGACGAGAACGTCCTCGAGTTCCGAGACGGGAAGCGGGTCGTCCCTGACTACCTCTATCCCGAGATGTCCCAACTCGAGACCCACAGGATGACCTACGAGCAGGCGGTGAAGGAGGCCGACACCGCACGCATGAACAGGTGGCTGGGCGACCAACAGCACAACATCATGGTCGGACACTTCAGCAAGGGGAGGGGCTACTGATGGGCGTCATCTACGACGCGGCCACCCGGCTCCTCTCGAGGACGCCAGAGGTGAAGCCAGATGTACAGGACACATACCGTACTCGTCCAACGGGCACACCCGAAGCATCCGCGCTGGTCATGTCCACCGAGCGAGGACGACAGGGCAAGAACAACGCCCTCCTCTACCGGAACTGGTCCCAGAACGGAGAATGGATCCGTGCTGCGATCAACATCCGGCGAGATCAGGTCGCCTCTGCTGAGTGGGACATCGTCCCCTACGACCCAGACGCCAGATGGGACAAGGGCCTAGCCCAAGAGATCCGCGACCTGTTTACAGCCCCGAACCCGCTCATCCAGTCATGGAGGGCGTTCATCGGTCCCGTCATCGAGGATCTCCTCGTCCTCGACGCTGGGGTGATCGAGAAGGAACGCACCTATGGTGGTCAGATCGCGGCCCTGTACCCCGTTGACGGAGCCAAGGTCTTCGTCAGCACCATCTGGGACGGAGAGCCCGAGGAGGCTCGCTACTACTACCGGCCCATCCTCAACCAGCCGTCCGAGATCCCGTTCCTCAATGAGGACATGATCTACATGATGGCGAACCCGGCCACCAACAGGGTGGTCGGCCTGTCTCCTCTGGAGACCCTGAAACTCTCCATCGATGCCGAACTCTCCGGGTCCACGTACAACGCACGTCAGGTGCAGAACGCCGCCCCGGATGGCATCTTCGACCTTGGTGAACTGGCTCGACCCGAGCATGTGGAGAAGTTCCGATCCTACTGGGCAGCCGAGGTGTCAGGGCGTGGGGCTCTGGCGTTCATCGGCGGCACCAAGGGAGCGAAGTTCATCCCGTTCCGTGAGTCGAACCGGGACATGCAGTACCTCGAGTGGCTGACCTATCTGGTCAAGAAGATCGCAGCCGTCATGGGCATGGATCCTCTCGATCTCGGTCTGTCCGCTGACATCAACAAGGCCACCGCTCAGGTGAAGGACCAGCAGACCGAGGATCGCGGCCTGCGCCCCCTGCTCGCCAACGTGCAGGACTTCAACACCAGAGAGGTTGCGTGGGACCGCTCGTTTGGTGGCCGCAAGAACAACCTCGCGTTCAGGTTCACCCGGCTCAACCTCAAGGAGAGCCTGTCCAAGGCCCAGATCAATCAGATCGCCTTGGGTGGGATGCCGTGGAAGACCGTGAACGAGGCGAGGCGCGACGACGGGCGTCCTCCCATTGGCGATCCGATGGGCGAGGAGAACCCGTTCAACAAGTTGATGGCAAACACACCCCGTGGTCTCGCGCTCGTAGAGAACGTCCCCGATGCCACAGAGATCACAACCCCCCCCTCCACGCCAGACCCGCAGAACGGAAAGCCGAGTGGGACGGCTGACTCTGGATCTTCGGGAAGCGGCCCAAGGAAGAAGGAGTACTAGCCAGTGGCTGCAACCATTCAGGTCAGTGTCCAGACGGGCGCTGCCGCAGGATCCGCGACCGATGCCGTCGCGGGTGTTGACTTCATCAGCGCGGACAACTCGACCAACACTCTGGCGAACCGCCAGAACTACCCGATCTCGGTGGGGACGAACTCCTTCGAGAAGTGGGTCCGTCTCAAGGTCGCGACACCGGGCGCGAACTACACCAACAACTTCAAGATCTGGGGCGACGGTGCCGTGGATACGTCCACGACCCTTGCCTTCACCTGCGCGTACGTCACGTACCAGCAGGGGACCACCGCAGCGACGACCATCGGCAATGCCAACTTCGTCTCCTACACGGCAGGCGCGAAGGCGACGTGGGACACCACGACCTACTGGCAGACGAACACCGGCTCGTACACCAAGTACGCCGTGTTCCAGTTGCAGGTGGGGGCGACTGCGGGTCCGGGCAACTGGACGCAGGAGACCATCTCCTACTCCTACGACGAAGCCTAGAGAGGCAAGACCCATGGCCCATCCTTGGAGCCAGCCCGAGCACCACACGGCGCACGACGAGCCGCCTGAGGAGATCTTCTACCTCAGGCACCTCGCCAGTGCTCTCGAGGGGCTCGGCGAGATCGTTATCAGCATGCAGATCCAGCAGGAGAACATCGTGGCAAGACTCGACACCCTCACGGCAGCCGTTGCCGACCTCCAGACCGCTGCCGCCGACGCAGCCACCCGCTCCGACGCCGCAGCCGCCGCAGCCGAGAAGGCTGCTGCGGACGCGGCCACTGCCGCAGCCGACGCAGCCACCGCTGCCGAGGCCCAGCAGGCCAGCATCGACGGCCTCACCGTTCAGGTCACGGACCTGACCGATCAGGTCGCCGCCCTTCAGGCGGATGCCGTGACGCAGGACGAGATCGACGCCATCGTGGCTGCGGTCGCGGCCATTGCGGCCACGCTCGCCGCCATCGACGGGGCTCCCGCTCCGGTCGAGCCGACGGTCTAGCCGTCTGCTAGTCTGGTACGTAGCGGCGGGGCGGTCCCGGCGGCACGCCCCGCCGCCCGTTCCGCCGCAACATCTGGAGGGATCAGATGCAAGATCGGATGCTCACGGTCCTGTGCGTGACCCGGAACAATCCTGTCGCGCTCGTGGAGACGTTCCAGTCGTGGTTGAGCACGACCACCGACAAGGGGATGACCCGCTTCAGGGCTGTCATCGACATCGATGACCCTGTCAAGGACGAGTACGCTCGAGCGTGCGCTGCCTTCTCCATCGAACTCACCGTCGTCCCACCTGAGCACATCGGGTGGATGAACACGGCCCTCAACTACGCCGCCCTCCTCGTGGCTGGCTGGGGCTACGACATCGGCTTCGTCGGAGACGACCACCGCTTCCGGACGGAGGGATGGGACCTCCGCGTCCGGGAGGCGCTCCAGACCCGCGCCTTTGTCTACGGCAACGATGGGTGGCAGGGTGCCAACCTGCCGACCGAGGTCTTCATCCGCAGCGATGTCATCCGTGCTCTGGGCTACTTCGCCCTGCCGGGTGCGCGGCACCTGTACCTCGACAACCAGTGGAAGACCCTCGGGATCGAGTCCGACTCGATGATCTATCTCGATGGCGTGCTGATCGAGCACATGCACCCGTCTGCTGGCAAGGGCGTCTGGGACGATAACCACCAGAGGGTCAACGCTCCGGAAATGTACGGTCACGACCGCCAGATCTTCGAGAAGTGGCTGGAGTCCGGTCTGTATCGGGACTCCGACATCGTCAGGACCGTGATGTCGCGGTGAGGCGTATCGGACTGTCTGACTCGGAGATCATCCCCTACAACCTGAGAGGTGGAGGGAACGAGTTCACGGAGTTCGACACAGGTCAGCCGGAACGGGTCATGAAGGCCCGCGAGATCATCGGCGTCATCGGCGATGAGATGCTCTACGGCAAGCACGGCCCGTCCCAGTCGCACGCGGTCATCGTGGAGCCCGGATGCTCCACGGGTGACATCAGCGGCTACTACAGTCAGTACGGTCACGAGGTCATCGGCATCGACGTGACTCCCGGTGCCGTGGCGATGGCACGCCAGAAGTGGCCGAGGATGAGAGCGGTCGAAGCAGATGTCGAGCGCATGATGCCGATCACCTGCGACATTCTCGTGATGTGCGAGTTCCTCGAGCACATCGTGGATCCGGTTGCCTTCGCGAAGGCATGGATGCCGCTGGCACGGTTCTCTGTCATCGGCCATCCGCTGGTCGGCGATGGTCATGATCAAGAGCCCGGACACCTGTGGGCCTACACGCCCGAGGACTTCGAGGCGTGGTTCACCATGGGTGGTCACAGGATGCGCGAGGCGTGGACGTTCGAGATGGCCGGGTATCAGATGGCTATCGGCTGGGGAAAGCGGACATGAGACTCCGTCTCGAGCGCGAGCCATTCGACTATCAGACCCTGAGGAACAACCTCGCTTGGCCCGAGCATGACGTGCGTACCCATGTGATGGCCGGTCTGGTCGTTGCGTCGGGGGCCAAGTCGATCCTCGACCCTGCTGCTGGAGACGGTGCTCTGGAGTTCATCGCAGACGAGATGGGGGACTTCGAAAGGATCGTAGTCGGCGACATCAGCCAGCCGAACGCAGACCTCATGAAGAGAGTCTCGAGCGGGAAGGGCTGGAGGGTCACCTGCGCCGACATCAACGTCATCCTTGAGGTAGCGCCGCGCTGCGACATCGTCGTCCTATCAGAG